TGGGATGACTTTCGAAAATTGGCAAGTGGCACATTTCCGCATTCTGGGCAATGACAAGTACGCACCCTACGGAACCTCCACCTTGGAGCCCGCGCGCCGAATTTGGCGCCAACTAACTCTCATGGAAGACGCCATGATGGCGTATCGGGTTGTACGATCCTCAGAACGCCGCGTCTTTAAGATTGATGTAGGTGCTATCCCTCCCCAAGATGTGGAACAATACATGCAAAAGATCGTCACACAACTCAAAAGACACTCTGTAGTAGAAGAAAAGACCGGCCGTATCGATTTGCGATATAACCCAATGTCTATCGAAGAAGACTATTTCATTCCTGTGCGCGCAGGATCAGTCACCTCGATTGAATCTTTGGCCGGCGCCCAGAACATTACAGCCATCGATGATATTAAGTATCTTCGAGATAAGCTGTTTTCGGCATTGAAGGTGCCCCAATCCTATCTTACAATGGGAGAAGATGGAGCAGAAGACAAAACTACATTAGCGCAGAAAGACATTCGATTTGCTCGCACCATACAAAGACTCCAGAGAGTTATTATTGCCGAGCTTGAAAAAATTGGGATTATCCACATGTATACTCTGGGCTTCCGCGGCGACGATCTGCTCAGCTTTAATCTCTCTCTAAACAATCCTTCGAAAATTGCAGAGCTACAAGAGCTTGAACACTGGAAGCAAAAATTCGATATCGCCGCATCTGCCACGGAAGGGTTTTTCTCTCGACGTTGGGTTACAGAAAACGTTTTTGGCATGTCACACGAAGAGTTTATTCGCAATCAACGCGAGATGTATTACGACCGCAAACAGGATGCTGCGCTACAACAAGTGGCTGAAGCAGCCGCGGCGGGAGAAACTGCGGGCGCCCTAGGTGGTGACATGGGTGGCGACCTAGGCGGCGATCTAGGTGGCGACCTAGGCGGCGATCTGGGTGGCGATCTAGGCGGCGAGGAGATGCCCGCCGGAGAGGCCGGCCCAGAAGAAGGTGGGGGCGACGAGTCACCCCTGCTGGCTGTTCCCCCGGGATCCCGCGATGCGCCGCGCCTTACACCGGGAGCCAAAGGCAAAGTATATCACCCCGTCAAGACCGATAAACGACAAGCCGGCGCACGTACTCGCTCTTATGCAGCCAAACATTCTAAAGAAAAAAGTAGTGCCACGACGCGCAATACTATGCCTGGATATGCCGATTTACGCTCCATTGTGAAAATGGATGGTATAACAGCAGGTATTTATGAAGAGAAAGAATCTACTTATAATTTGAGAGAGCATACTGAAGAACAAAAACTTTTTAAAATCAACGAATCATTTCGTGGTCTTGTGAAAGAATTAGAAAATAATGAAAATTTATTGACGGAGCAGAAAGATGAAACTTAAGCATAACAAAAAACGCAACACGGCATTTGTTTATGAGGCGCTTATCAAGGAGGCCACCTCTGCGTTGTTAAAAAACAACACCGAGAAAAGAGAAAAGATCGTAAAAATAATTAGAAAACACTTTGATCAAAAAAGCCTCTTACGTAGGGATCTAGGGTGTTATCGGTCGCTTTATGAAAATCAAAGTCTTGAACGTCCTATTTGCGAAAAAATAATCAAGGAAGCTAAAATTTCTCAAAGATTGATTGATCCGCATGGGCTCTTTAAACAACAAACCGAGTTGATTAGCGATATTAACAAAGAAGTATCCGGAGATGTGTTTGCAAATTTTGTGCCCAACTATAAAACACTGGCCAGCATTGCCCAACTATTCTCAGATAAGCTAACACCCAAAGATGCCATTATTTTAGAAAACCAAATAATTGAAGCCATGATGGTGATCCCTCACAAGAATAATGAGTTTGAAAAAATAGATGAAATTATTGTACGCAAATTCATTCAAAAATTCAATGAAAAATATGGAGACGATTTATTGGTAGAACAAAAAGAATTGTTATCTTATTATATCACATCCTTCACAGACAATGCGGTAGAATTAAAAATGTTCCTCAATGAAGAAATTAAGAGATTAAAAGAACAGCTTGCTAAAGCGAAGGAATTCGATGAGATTAAAAACGATTCTGTAATGATCGAGAAAACCGATAAAATTTTGGAAAAACTCCACTCCTTTAACGCGAGCACTATTAATGACAACGTCTTAACAACGGTTATCAAAACCCAAGAATTAGTCAAGGAAATTTATAATAATGCCGATAGTAATTAAAATTGGCGAAGAAGCTAACAAAAAAGAAGTTAAGCTCGAATTAAATATGAGGAGAAGCCTGAATGGCGATCTTATGATTTTTGATCATGGAGATATTGATATCGTTTTATCTCCTGCAAAAAATAAAGTAGTGGCATTTCCAAAAGAAACTATGAATGATTTGGTATATGGCGCCCAAAATAGATTATTCTCTTTTCTAAGAAAAAGGGGCATTGTGGTCGCCGAATCAGTGCAAGGCGGTGCTTTTTTCGGGGCTTTTGAAGCCACCATGGAAACCTCAACGAACGAAAATGTTAGTACCCCTAAGCTGGCCCTCATTAATATTTCTAATTTTATCACAGAAGAGCGCCCCTACTTCGAGAATACCGAAGCCATTGTCTCCATGACAGATGATGAATTGATACATCCCGACAAAGAAGACTCCACCGAACTCGGTGAGGTCCCGCAAGCAGCCGAACAGGGCTCCATACGTCCAGGCTTCATTAGAGATCCTTATGCTCTTAACTATCTCTATACAATCTAGGAATTTTTGATGTCCGACATGAAAGAAATAATGGAAAATTGGAGCGGTTATGTAACAGAGATAGCTATTGAACCAAAAACAGCGCCCATGACTTGGGCCCAGTTATCTCTCATCACCAAAGCCGCCGCCCTGAAAGCGCAAGGTAAATTAAATAAAGAAAAAGAGGGTGTCCTCATGTCCCAACTGGGTGATACCGCCGCCGAGTTAGCAGCCGCGCTGCTTACAGATTTGATCCCCTTTGCAGGTACTGCCAAAACAGTTGGCTCAGCTATGGTTGGACTCTGGAAAGCCTATGCACAAAAACCAGATCAAGAGACCGCGGATAATCCAATATTATCTGCTTTTAATTTAAGCGATGGATTTCAAGAATTAATTGATGATCGACTTGAAGATGAGTTTATAGCAGAAAAGATACCCGAGATTGAAAAAATGGCTCAAGCGGCGCCCAACGAACCTATCCCCAACATGGATGAGGTAATCAAACAATGGCTAGCTACGCGCCAGATCGGTGGCCAAATTGGAAATACTGTTGCCCGAGTAAAACAATAATGGAATTAATAACATTTATATTGTGTGCCTACGGGCTCACACAAATACTCGTTTATGGCAAGATATTTGTTCGCTGGAAACCCAAGAGAGGGGCCCTTCGCCAGTTGTTAGAGTGTCCGATGTGTATGGGATTCCACGTTGGGTGGTTTTTAATGCTACTTTCTCCATTCACAGAACTATTTAGTTTTGACGTAACTGTTGCGAACTTCTTCCTTTTAGGGTGGCTCTCGTCGGGCACGTCATACATATTAAATATGATTTTTGGAGACAACGGAGTTAAACATGAACACAAACATTTGGACACAGAAGTGGATGCTGCAGCCGGTACGACATTGCTGTAAAGGTTCTTAGCTATGAGTAAGGTACTTTTACGTGAATATTATGAATTATGCGAAGGCGGCGTCTGTCAAGATCTGCTTACTGAAGCAGAGAAGCGCTTTGTTGCAGAAGGAGGGATGATTCTATCAGGAGTGATGCAGAGATCCGATACCCGTAATGGCAATGGCCGCGTTTATCCACACCAAGTTTTAATGCGCGAAGTTGAAAACTACAGAAAGCTAGTCAAAGAAAAGCGCGCCCTGGGCGAACTCGATCATCCTGACGATTCAGTTATTAATTTAAGAAACGCTTCCCACATGGTGACAGATGTTTGGTGGCAGGATAAAAATGTAATGGGGAAAGTTCAAGTTTTGAACACTCCCGCGGGAGGGATTTTGCGATCACTCGTTGAATCAGGTGTGACTTTGGGTATTTCCTCGCGAGGAATGGGTTCCGTCTCTGAATCTGCAGGCAACACTGTGGTAGAAGATGATTTTCAATTGATTTGTTTTGATTTTGTATCGGAGCCCTCGACCCCAGGTGCCTTCATGATGAAAGAAGCGAAAGACTTAAGTGAACCCAACATTCTCACCAAAGCGGACAAGATAAATCGATTGCTTAATGAGGTTTTAAATGAAGAAGAATGATTTAAAACAGCTTATCAAGCCGATAGTGAAAGATTGTATACATGAAATTCTCATTGAAGAAGGTCTTTTATCAAATGTAGTAGCGGAAGTGGCCAAGGGCATGCAAGGAAACCTTGTAGTAGAAGGCCGCCCCACACCGTCGGCTCCCGTAACAGAAAAAAAAGCACTCCCTGCACCCAACTTGAATGCACATCGTCAAGGTTTGATGGAGGCTGTTGGAACACAAGCCTATAATGGGGTAAATTTATTTGAGGGTACAACCCCCACAACAACAGCCCCACCCAAAGGGCATGCCGATCTGGGAGATCCTCGCGATGCGGGAGTAGACATCAGTTCGCTCGTAGGTAATGCGTCTCATATTTGGCGCTCAATGAAATAAAAAAAAGGGGTAGAAGTGGGAAAATCAACAGTTAACGTAAGCGTGTCGGCAAAAGAATGCCGCGGCAACCACGAAAGAATGATTCGAAGATTTATTAAAAAAACTAAAAAATACAAGGTTTTAGAGATTGTTCGGGAGAGACGATATTATAAAAAACCCTCCATCAAGAAGAAAGAAAAACGAATTCGCGCCCATCGGGCGCGCCAGAGAGAAGAACGAAAAAGAGTAAGAGCACAAGAAAGACGCAATAGAAACAAGTAGAGACTATTTATTGTGAATATTATTAAAATAGGAGTTTTATAATGGGAAGTTGGAATTTAACACCCGGCTTAAATCATGTAGGTGCTTATCAAGTAAGTGGGCAGCCGTTTACTAGCGGGAGTATTGACTGTGGGGATGATGATCGCCCATTACCGGACTGCGAAATTAGGTTCCCTTATGTAACTAGATGGTTCAAGGTGATCAACAAAGACGCATCCAATGATTGTAGAGTGGGTTTTTCCTTATCTGGGTTGACCGGTTCAAATAATTATTTTACTGTACCAAAGGCAGATGTAGATGCCAACGGGGCAGTGGGAGATAGCGGAGTTTTAGAGTTAAAAGTATCTGCGATATGGATTTCAGGCTCAACAAACGTCGACGTGGTTGCGGGGCTGACAAAGATCGGCGTCGGCTCAACCAACACACCTACTGGTGCTAATTGGTCAGGTTCATCAGGGGTAGGTTAAGCCCATGGCGAATTTTGGGTGGGCATATGTAGATTGTGATGACGCCGGCTCCGCCGCCGGCCCAGCACACTCTCTCCAGTTTGTAACTGGCTCCGGTACTAACACAACTGGTTCGTATAACCTCCTGTTCTACTCAGCATCGCATGCGGAGGTGCAGCCCGCGATGTCGGCGCACCTAATTCTATCTGGGAACCTAACGGTAACCGGCGCTATTAGTGCGAGTGCAATTCATTACCAAGATGTTAGCCATATTGATGCTACCGGCTCAACTTTCTTTGGGGATAGTGTAGGGGATATTCATCTTAGGACAGGGAGCCTAACTGTCTACGGGCTCGCTGACGCGGGCAGCGCATCTGAGTATACTCTTAGTGCCTCCTCACACCTCGGAAGTACCTATGTGCGCGGGTTCGGTGGCAACTACCGACAGGCAATTTCAGCCAGCAACACTACCGGGTCTGTCGCTTATGATGATTATGTGATAGGAATTAGTAGCTCTGCCAACCCCCTCACCCTTCAGTTGCGTTCTGGATCTTTGCATCCAGCCGGCCAAACATTGATTATTAAGAACGAGAGCCAACATGCTTCGGCGGCCCAAACAGTTTTCATCACAACTCAAACAGGCGGTTGGAGCGGAGATCCAGGCTATCTTATTGAAGGGGATCCAACTTACTCTATGAATGGTACAATGGCTGCAATTAGTTTGTACAATGATGGGACCAATTGGTTTATCTTCTAGGGATAGAAAAATTTCATAGCTTATTGACTGAAAGCACACCTAATAAAAGGTATTTGCGCAGGAAGAACACTATTTATTTTGGAAATGGTATCATTTTAGGAGTTAATTTATGTCCAGTTTGCTTAAAGAAGCTATTGTAGACGCACAAGCGTTAAGAGAGGCAGCATTGAAGAGTGCTGAAAATGTAGTAATGGAAAAATATTCTGATGAAGTTAGAAAAACATTAGACAAGATTCTTGAGCAAGACGAGATGGATATGGAACTTGGTGGAGAACTCTCTCCCGAAGAGGAAGGTGCTGCCCCTCCAATGCCCGCTGAAGACCCCCTGAGCATGGCCACAGACACAGAGCCTGCAGAAGAGGTAGTAGAAGAGGACGAAGTACCTCTGGGCGCCACCGACGGCCTCTCAGACATGACCGGCACAAACCTATCACAGTTTCCCCCCGAAGGCGAAAACGTTGAGATCACAGTGGATCTTGGCGCGCTTCAAGAAGCAGTTAAGGAATTGCAAAGAGAAGTAGATGAGGAAATTGAATTTACCGTTAAGGATTTAGCTGAGATTCTTTCGAATGACGAGGAGGCATTGAAAGAAGATGGAGATCCTGGTTCTTTTGCTGGTGAAGAAGCAGAGGAAGATGAGGACGAAGAGGGCGCTAGCGACAGTGGCCCAGCCCTAGCCGGCTCAGCAGCTGCCTTAAGCGCGGATGAAGAGGCCATCAAGGGGATTTCCGAAGACAGCAATGTTGACTTTCTTGTCGACGCTATCATAGAGAAGCTCACCGTAGACACAGGTTTTGAATTGTCTGGGTGGGGAGGACGTCCCTCGTCACAACTTAAGCACGGGCAAGAATTAGAACTTGCCCATCTGCAAAGTGACGAAGTAAAAGAAGATTTAGAAGATTTGAATAAGGCTCAAGAAGAGTTGTTTAAAGAAAATAAGCAACTTAAAGAGCAAAACAATCAATACAAGCAAGCTATTAATGAGTTGCGAGAAGGATTACAAGATGTAAACCTTTCCAATGCTCGCTTGCTTTACACGAACCGTGTATTGAGAAATACCTCCTTAAATGAGCGACAAAAGTCAAAAATTGTCGAAGCTATTTCAAGCGCCGGTTCTGTAACAGAAGCGAGAACCATTTTCGAGACACTTCAAAGCACAATGGAGGCTTCTCCTAAGAGAAGTCCACAATCATTGGGCGAAGCCATCGGCCGTGGACGCGCATCTGTTATCCGTGCATCTCGCCACGAGAGTACGGCATCTGATCCACTTTCGGATCGGATGAAAAAACTAGCTGGAATAAAATAATCATAAAAATAAAAGGAGGTGATTTTAAAAATGTCTAGTATTATAGAAAGATTGACTGAAGGAGTAGTCAATCGCGATATGCGTGCCGAAGGCTCTGCTCTACTCTCCAAGTGGGAGAGAACTGGTCTCTTAGAAGGGATCAGTAATGAGCAAGGTCGTCAAACTATGGCGCGCCTGCTTGAGAATCAAGCAAAAGAACTTCTCCGCGAAACCAGCACAATGGCTGGTGGTGATGTCGAAGGCTTTGCGGCCGTCGCATTCCCCATCGTCCGACGTGTTTTCGCTGGTCTAATTGCTAACGAACTTGTTAGCGTACAACCGATGAGCCTACCGAGTGGTCTTATCTTCTTCCTTGACTTCACTGTTTCTTCAAACGGTGCTGGTCTACCGCGTTTGGGTTATGGTAACCCGCGTGGCGCAGAAGAGTCCCTATACGGTGGTGGCGTAGTCGGTGCGCAGTTGACGGGTGGTGTGGACCTTGGCACAACCAATGCCGATGTTGGCCCCTATGCTCTCAACAACGCATATGCATCCCCGACAGGGTCTTCAAGGAGCACTACGTGGCTCACAGCGGTTACATCAAGTACATATAGCTCTTCGGCTGGCGACATTCCGAAGCTTTGTGAGTACGATGCAGAACTTGAGTCTGCATCTGGCACCGCTACAGTTGCTATCTGTTCTTTCCTATTGAGCGATCTTACGGATTTTGACGCTGGTAAGGGAAACAGAAACCTCGTTGCCGTTACGGTTTCGTCTTCTGCAGCGGCTCTTGGTGGTGCTTCGCGCTTCATCCTCACTGCCTCCACCGGGGCGACCACGGGAGTTGGTGGTGCACAGGCTCGTCGTTTGACGCGCATCACTTCATCCACCGTTCCGGTCACTCACGGTATTATGGTTGGTGTTTCCTATGATGGTAGCGCTACCGCACAGGAACTGCTTGCTGCTATGACAGGAAGTCATGACGGCACTAATCTCGGTACTGGCTTGTATGTCTCATGGCCCATCACTGATGACTTCATCGCTGGTGGTGCTCTAGGTTCCGTAATCGGTGATTCACCGTGGGGCTTGGAGAACAACGAGAAGATCCCCGAGATCGACATCAAGGTCGATTCCGTGGCTGTGACCGCTGTTACCAAGAAGCTCAAGGCTAAGTGGACACCGGAGTTGGGTCAAGACCTCAACGCCTACCACAAC